AACCTATCACGCTTATCATTACTGATTACGTTGTAGGGTTCAATTCTTTTAGAAGGGTTTCCAGCAATTCACCGGGTTATCACTTTTTGATTACTCAAAAAGGCGGCTGTTATTCAACCGGTTCTGCGGCCATTTCGACGATGTAAGCCGGGTGGGGGCGATAAAGCTCCGCACCTAACAGCTTAGGAAAGTCATTATCAATAAACATGTTGGTAATTCAGCGTAAGGGTTTAGCTGACACCTGGACCCAAAAGATCCAGGACGTAATGGACTTAAATCTAGTTGTCTAGGTTCGCGCCATTACTGGCCTGGAACTTTCGTCCCATTGCAAAAATTATAGCAGGGGCTTACTTACGCCTGTTAATAAGAAAATCAGAAACCGCCGATCACGTTGCCGGGGTTATAGGTGTTCGGATTAACGGTACCCATCATGTGAAAGGGATTGACTACACCATCTGCGGGTTGAAGGTCGGCAGAATGACCAAGGCCAATGCCAGCACTTTCTGGCGCAATACCACCAGATAAAAGTGCATTGCGTGCAAGTGCTGCAGCCACTTCCGGATGCTTTTCTGCTGCCGCTGCAGTTGGGGTGGTTGCCTTCTTCTGCGGGGCTTTTTTGCCAGATGCAATTTTTGCTTTATCCCTGGCAGCTTTTGCTTTGTCGGTATTCATCGACGCTGCCCTCGTGCGGCCATTTGTTGTTGCATCATCATTTGCTGTTGCATTTGAGTTATAGGTAGGGGACCGTGGGGCGCCATTGCCCCCATCATATATTGTTGTTGGCTGCTTAGGATAGCATCCTGAACAATCTCGGCTCGACGGGTTGCATTATTTGAGAGTAGGCCCATAGAGCCCAGCGGGGAACCTGGCATGTTGAGGTGCAAGTAACCCGCTTGTAGGTTATCGGGCATGACGCCGCCTTGCCCCATAATGGGTACGGCTCCAGCGGGGCCGCCCGGAGGTGCCGCCCCCGCGTTTGTCAAAGAGATGCCTTGATTGCTAGGGCCAGACATCCGCTGCAGTGCAGGATCGTGCGCAGTATTTGCGTAACTAACAGCATTCCCTGCTGAGGGAGAATTTGTTTGACCGTAAGCGCCAAGCTGTGCTGCAGCGATGGGTTGAGCTAGGAATTGTGAAACCTGGCCCAGAATGCCGCCCCCTGGGGCGCCATATTGTGCAGCCATATGAGCTGCGCCCCCACCAGGCTGTTGCCCCATTGACTGCATGTAACCAGCAGGGGCCTGAGTAACGTTTTGATAACCCTGCGGCTGTTGGCCACCACGTTGTGGGCGCATCTGTATTAACCCCGATTCAATTAGGATTGTATTGCTACCTTTTATTTTAAACTCATTAAACCTGTCGCATGAAAAAAGTGCAGCTATTCCATCAAGAAGGGAATTGCTGCACTTATTTTATCCGTTTTACCAATAAATCCAGTTTATTGGTTATCCGAGTATCACTCCATCACGAGCAGTTTTTGGCGGAACACATCGGGGTTGGATTGCGCTGCATTCAAATATCGCCAAGCATTGGCGGGGTCCCGATCAGCAAGGGTGCCAAAACTATCCCAGAAGGCCGCAGGATTGCCCTGAGCCTGGGGCTGAGGGGGAACGGGCATCTGAGGACGCTCAAACTGCTGGGGGGCAGCTGCGGTGGGAATAGGACGATAGCCAGTATTTACAACAGGGGCAGGCCGATAACCGGTCTCCTCATCGGGGATCGGGTAGGGGCCGTTTTCGCCGAAGAATTGAGTAGTGTAATCAGCAAGGACATCGGGATCGGTCAGGATGATCTCGTATGCCTTATGCTCATTGGACAATTCTTGCAGCAAACCTACAGCCTGCACCAGCTGGTTATTGGTGATGACCAGGTGATCTTCAAGGCTGCAAGAATACTCATTCAGTACGCGAGCAGCATCGGGACCAAAATGGTCAATTACCTCAAGGCTTTTGGGGCTTACCCCGTTTGCCAACAACTGTTCCCGGCTGATTTCCAACGAGGTTGGGGAAGAGTTGCTGAAGGATACCTGGTTGCTGCTGGCTCCAGGCATAGAGGTCAGCGGAGCCTGGTACGGATTGTTGCTGTACTGGGTTGCCGGCTGTGAACTGTAATTGGCCGGGACGGTTGGTTGACTCGGCGCGGACTGTTGACCCTGGAAGGGGAATTGGACCGGCGAACTCAGGAGTCCGACCACCCGGTTGAACGCTTCCTTGTAGGGATTCTCTGCTACCGGGGCCGACACCGGCTGGGCCACCGGAGCTTGCTGGTACGCCTGGGGGTACGATTGAGTAGGCTGGTATTGGGGCGTTACTCCCATCTGGGCCGGCATTTGCGGGGCTGGGGCCGACACCGACTGGTAAGGTGCCACCCACTGAGGCGTTGTTGCCACCATCGGAGCCTGAGCTGCCGTCTGCTGGGCTACCGGCGCCGCGTAACTGGTCGGCTGGGTCTGGTAAGACTGGGGTGCCGATTGGATCGGCGCTGCGGTATCGGCCTGCATAGGTTACCTCTTTTTGTAAACTCTCTAAAGTTCGGTAAAGGAAGGGGGTGAGATTTAGTCTTGGGTCCGCAGCCATGGGAAGGTTGGGTTGCTGCGGATGCGGCGTCCTCATCTGTAAATTGACCAGGTCAATAAACGATGAATAAGCCCTTTGTACTTCCCCGACCATTCTAAACGGAAAACCAGAAAGCATTCCTGCAATCTCGTCATCAGTTTTGGACGGGAAAAGGTACTTCAGTGCTTCAATGCTATCAACACCTAATTCTTGTAGGTTTCTCGTGAAAATTGACTGATTTAATTTATCTTGCGGAGTGTCTTCATAAACCGGCCCCATCCAGCGCCAACAAATGGTTCGATCGCCATCGGGAATCAAACCTAAAACGCCGTCCGGAATTTGTTTAGTATTAATTACATCATCAATGCCCGCCCGTAGAGTTGTTTCGTATTTTGTCTTAGCTCGTTTAAATTTAAGTGCCAGCTTAGGATCGTTGGGATCTTCCGGTGGAATCGGATAAACCAACCCCAATGATTGCGCCAAGGTCTTCCGAAAAATTTGTTCTTCTTGAAAGATTATCAGCTCAAAACAACGACAAATTCCATAAGTGTATAGTTGTAAACATTTTTTCTTTGCTGTTGCACTGACGCGACCATAGGCCGATTTGATTTCGGTTGCAGTAACGTTCTGGATGCTTAGATCATCAATTCCACCTAACGCTAGGCGGATTTCAGAGCGCAGTTGGTCAACATAACGCGATTGTTCCGAACTAACCGCATTTGGCGTGATGAAACCCACACGATCTGTTGGCTCCAGGTTGGCAATAACCCTGGGGACACGCATGCCGGAACCCGGCCGCCCAATATATCCTGGGGCATTTCGTGATGTCGGATCTTGTTTGTAAGTAGAACTTGAAAGACTGAATTCAGATTGGAAACCTGATTGGCTAGAAATGCTGGGGCGTTGCGCTGTGTCTCCTTCAGCTTTTTCAATAATGTCTTGCTTGGGGCGTGAAGACAGAAGTGTAGGATTACCGAAGAAAGAAAGGTTTGCGCGGATATTTTTAACCATTTCATCATGAGCAACGACTTGATTGGCAAGCCATTCAAATTCGCCGCTACCCTCGGTACCAAATGCGTCGGGATTATTGAATACCTCTACGCATGGGATAAATTCAAGTGTATTGATTACGGTTGTTTTGTTTAACGCCGCAAAGCTCTCAGGCGTATCAAACTTTAATTCTTGTTCGCTATGAGATTCCTCAATTTCTGTTGCCGTAATCCGTAGACGCATGTAACGCTTGTCCGTGGAAAGGCCGACGCCACCAAAACCACGCGAAGATTTGACTTTATACGGGTAAATGATAATAACTTCTTCAAGTTCCCCTTCCGGGGTGTAATAGGTGCGGTAGGCGTCTTTATCAAACCAATACAAACGATAGGTCTTCTTGGTTGGGCGAATATAAAAAAGTCCTTTGCCGTAAGCCAAAAAGCGATCCCAAATGGAATCCAACCGCGCATCTAACTTATTAAATTTAATGACTTGCTGGATAAAATCAAACCGTTGCGAACCAAAGTTATCTTGCTGGGGGTAAAATTCAACACCTTGTCGGATGCCGAACATCTTCATCTGACCTAGATGCGAATTTATCAGCATCGTATCTGCCGCACCGTTTGACTCACGGTTTACGGCTGCACGTAGCATTCCATCTAGGACTGTGTTTGATTCGCTCATTACACGTTAAATCGCAGTGTATTCATCCTACTCAATTTCGTATCCAGCAGCAAGCCGTTTGAACATGATTACGTTGTCCTCTACCTCAATGTCAAAGCGCTCGCCAGGAATAAGGCCCATGTCGTGGCACAGTTCATCGGGAAGGGAGAAGACAGCGGATCCGTAGCCGTCTTGTTCCAGTTCAATGGGAAAGTAGCTGTAATTCATTGAGTGATTACTCAGTTTAGTTCCAGAATACTTTATTGCAGCCTACTTTGGGCGTGCGGCAGTTCTAATATTCCAGTTCCAGTTTACCCCTGGCCATCAAGCCATTACATAGCCAAACTAACGCATCTACCGTATCGTCATGGGAGCTGACCCCAAAGTTGATGATTTCGTCCGTTAGCGCTTGGAATTTACGGTATTTATTGAATTTGATCTTATGCTGTTCAAATAGGCCCATGATGCCACGGAATCTTGCTACTTTGTCTCCACGAAAACCTTTGACCGGGTGCCATAAAACATTGTAAAGGCCGTGTTCAACAAGGCAAATACGCTTGAAATCGGCTTCTAGGGATGCCTGATAAGCTACGGCCTCGGACCACACGTCAACGCTGGTTCCTGTTGGAATATACTTGGTGCCTTCTTTGTAAACGATGCCCCATTCAAACATCATTTCCATCATTGCCTCCAGCTTCTCCAAGTTGCCCATCAGCCGGATGCGTTTGCAATCAATGACATACACTTTGTCGCCAACACGACCACCGAGGACAAATACGCTGTAGTCATTGCGTTCCCGGACACCTGCAGATAGGTCTACGCCGATACCAAGTCGATCAAATTCTGTTGGTATTTTCCCCTTGACAATTAAATCAGGAGATAAGGACAGTTCGCTAGTTTGTACAATTTGATTTTGGTATTGAAAACTAAAGCTGATTGGGGCCTGGCGACGACGGTCTTGCAGGTATTCCAGCGACCACATTTCTGGCCAGTAGGATGATTCCTCTCCTGACTCATCCACAATGATCGCTGACTGCACCAGTTGAATCCAATCTTTTTCTGGGATGAAGGTGGTGCCGTGCATATCATCATGGCGAAATCTAGTGCCAAGACAAATTGCCCGGCCTCCTTCAAACATAGTGGGAGTAATAACAGAGTTCCAGTTATCCTCCATTGCCAATCGGATTTCGCGGTTTTTTATTTCGTCGGCGGACTTACAAATGTCGTCAATCACGCATAAATGGCTACGTTTAGAGGTAACAGCACCTTTTAGGCCTGCGCAGCATAGTGTAAATTCTTCTTCGCCTGTGGATTTAACGCCAGCAAACTTCCAATCAATGCTCCAGTATTCGTTGCTGTTGATTCCTTTGGCAATCTTTACCATAGGAAAAATTTCTCTATAAGTTTTGCTTTCTTCAATGATCCGCTTGATGGCAGCGCTTTTGGGGCGAGCAACATCAACTGTGTACGAAATATACAGGATTTTTAACGGCTTTTGATGTAGTGCATGCACACCAATTGTCCAAGCGCAGAACAAGCCGGTAACGGTACTTTTTGCTGACCCACGGGGGCTAAGTATGTCTACGTTTGGGCCACCTATACCAATCAAGCATTCGGTATCCTGTCCTGTACACAAGTATTTATGCCACTCCTTGTGGTGCGCCGCTGGTGGTTTGTCCCCGACAACATCACAAAAATAAGCAAAATCTGTCCTTGCTCTTTCAACATCTACATCTGATGTTTTCTTTACAATTTGTTGTTTTGCTGCAGCACGCGCAGTCCTGCGGTAAACGCTGTAGAGACTTGTGCCCGCCACTCAGGATTAATCGTATGTTGCCTTCAGCATACAGCAAAACCCTTTAAGTTGCCTTTAGGATTCCTCTTGAAGGATTTTGGTCCACACCGCCATGGATGCTTCTTGTAGGGGTCCTTCAATGGGGTCATCGCGGAAAATCAAAAGCATCTCCCTTAATGCACGGTCTGCGCCAGCCAAAATTAAACCCTGTTTATCGGTTAGGTGCTTTTCGTCGTTTAGTTGCTTGATGGTGCCACGTAACTCTTTTTGCAGCATGGCAATACGAGAAGTTCCCATATCTTGCTTGACCATGCCCATATCGATGGCGTCGCGCAACTTTGCGATGTCTTGTTGCATGGCGTCAATTTCTTCCTCCATGATGGCGGCAAAGTTACGCTTCTTGTAATTTTCTTTGGCCCAATCATGGCA